ATATTCAATTTAAAGAATAATTTTTGATGGGTAGAAAAACAAGAGATAGATAATAATCACTCTTGAAGTTTAAAGATAGATAATATCGATATATTATAAGCCTCTTTTTGTTTACTTTTTAGAGGAGTTGAAAATAAAAATAGATTTGTAATCTACACTATAAAGATTATAATATTAATAGCTTGTAGTTAAATAGATTGCATATTTTAGAAAGAGAGTAAAAGGTCTACAAGCAATCTAGCCTTTTGTTCTCTTTTTTAAGTAAATAATTTATGAAAGTATTATATATAATCACAGATGGAAAATATTATAAAATATGATTTTCATCTAATATTGATAAAAGATTATTACAGATACAAACTTGAAATTCTAATAAAATAAAATTTGTAAAATGATACCAAACTAAATATGCTCATAGAATAGAAAAAGAATTACATACAATTTTTAGAAATAAAAAAATAAAAGGCGAGTGGTTTGATTTAAATCTTAAAGATATTGATTTTATAGATAAATATCTTAAAAAGAATGCGGATACATATATCCCATATAAAAAAATAGATAATAAAAAGTTTATGAAAAAATGGACTGATAGAAAATTAAATATAGCAATCAAGAAAGAATTATCTCCACTTTGAAAAGAGATGCTTTTTGATATACTTGATTATGTAGATGATGATAATATCATAAATTTTAAAATACTCGCAAATGATTATTGATATTCTCCTAGTAAAATAAGTAAAGCTAAAAGTATACTTGAGGATAAAGGTATTATAAAGAAAAGTGATTGATTATATTATCTCTCGCCTATTGTATGAATATCTCAAAAAGAAATATCACAAGAATTGATACACTTATTCAAAGACTCGTTTGAAAAATACAACGTAGAGATTAATTTAAAATAATGAAACTACAATTCAATACACACGGCAACGAAAAACAGAAACTAGCTTTTAAATATCTTTTATGATACCCTGAAATAACTGAAATAGGCTATGGTTGAGCTGCTTGAGGTTGAAAAAGTTATACTTGAGTATCTTGGGTTTGGATGATGGCTAATAAGTATCCTTGAGTGAGGTACTTTTTTTGACGTCAAGAACTCAAGAGATTAAAACAAACAACACTTGCGACTTACTTTAAGTTTCTATGAGATTATAATATCCCTGAAGGACAGAAAGGAATTTATAACTCTCAAGACTCTGTTATTAAATTCTCGAATTGATCAGAGATACTTTTACTTGATCTTGCTTATTTACCTAGGGACCCTTTATATACTCGATTCGGATCTCTTGAACTTACAGGTGGATATGTTGATGAAAGTGTAGAGATAGAAGAACAATGTATTACGATTCTTATGACTCGTATAGGAAGACAAAAGAACGATGATTATTGACTAGCTCCGAAACTACTTGAATGATTTAACCCTGATAAATGACAAGTTTATAGAAGATATTATAAGCCTTGGAAAGAATGAACTCTCCCACCTTATAGAGTATTTATTCGAGCTTTAGCAACTGATAATAAGAGATTACCTAAAAGCTACATAGAACAACTTTCAAAGGCAAATGAAGTCACAAAACAACGTCTCCTTTTTGGTAATTTTGATTATGATGATACACCTTGAAGATTGTTTGAATACAATGCTTTATTGAATATGTGTGATAATATACCAATTCACGGAGAGAAATACATAAGCTGAGATATAGCAAGAAAAGGTAAAGACCAAAGTGTTATATGATTTTGGAATTGACTTGAATTGTATCGAGTTATAAAAGAGCCTCTAAGTGATTTAAAAACTCTTTCTGATAAGATTAAGCAAGAAGCGCAGAAAGAAGAAGTTACAATGTGGAATACAATTATAGATGAGAACTGAGTATGAGGATGAGTTATAGATAACTTAAGATGTCAGTGATTCATAAACAATGCTAAACCTTTTCAAAGCAGAAAAACAAATATTTCAAATGTGCGTAACTATGATATGCTCAAAACTCAGTGTTATTTTAAACTTGCTGAGTATGTAAATACAGGAAAAATAAAAATAAGCGTAAACGATGTAGAGTTTAAAGAGAAACTTATTGAGGAGCTTGATATAATAGTAGAAATATGACTTGAGCAAGACGGGAAAATAAAAATAATAAAAAAAGAAGATATAATTGCAAAACTTGGACGTTCTCCTGATTTTGCTGATATGGTTATGATGAGAATGTATTATGAATTACATAAATTAAGTGAATTAGAAGAGGAAGAAGTTAAAAAAAACGAAGACGACCCATTAGAACTTTTCATTGATGACGAAATAGATGAGTCAGAGATACATTTAGACCCTTACTAATTTATAAAAAACTTTTGATTTCTATCTAAACACTGTATAATAAAGAAAAAATCACTAAATCTATGAATAAAAACTTTTATAAAAAGCTCTGAATAACTGAAGAAGAACTACTAAGATTAGTTCGTACTGAACGTCAAAACTCAGAGGAGTTTTCTTATGCTTTCAAGTTAGAAATAGAAGCTGATTTAAAACTTCTAAAAAACAAAAGAGATAAAAAGAAAGATGAAAAACTTGCTTGAGATTCAACTCTATTCAATACGCATAGAGCCTTAATGGCTCGTTCTTATCAATCAAAGAATACAATAAACATCAAATGAGACAAAGGAAATTGAGTGGAAAGAGAAGTCAAAATGCTTAATACAGTATTTAAAGAAGACCACTCAACATCTCAAGAGAAAGCAATTAAATATTATCTTTATAGTGATAAATATGCAACTTGAGTATCAATAAAGGCTCGAACTTGATGGGATGGAGTTTACAAGAAGAATAAGTTTATGATAGTAAACCCTTTGACTTGGTTACCACAAGAATGAGGAGATTATTTCACTGGAGAATGGACATACACTTGATTTTTTTCTATTGAAAGAATAGATACTCTTGAGCAAGAATGATTTGATAAAGTAGACTTTCTAAGAGAATATGATAGATGAGCTGTAGATACTAAAGAAAGACAACAAAGAATACAATGACTCTTTCCTCAGTATATGAAAGAGGTTACAGATGTAGTATATAGCTTTCTTGTAGTAAATGGATATAAAATATGGACGAGAACAGCGAGTCTTGATAATGTGCTTTTATGAGCTGATTTTATAGCTCCTAGTTCACCTTTAGAAGAAAAGAATCCTGAAGCTGTAAGTTTCCCTCTTGCTTTTTATTATTGGAATCCTGATAGAGATAATCCGTTTGGTGATAGACCAGCAAATTATATTCGTGATATTCAAAAACTTAGAGCAAGACAATTAAATCTTGCAGTAAACAAAATGGAGGCAGAGCTTTATCCTATGTATGTTTATAATAAGGATTATTTAAGAAGTTCTGATTTACAATTTTGATTCAATAAATGAATAGCAATATCGACTTGAGTTGATTGAGCAAATGTAAACCTTGATAATTTAGTTCGTCCAATTCAAAAAGATTTAAGACTTAACTCATTTCTTACTATTGATCCTATTCTAGCAAAGAACGTAGAAAGAAGTACAAGTATTTGAGATATAGTAAGTGGAACAAATACACAAAGAAAAGAAACTCTCTGAACAAATAATCTTGTACAAACAAACACTGATATAAATCTTTCACTAAACGAAGAGTTACACGATGTATGAGATGAGCAATATGTTAAAATATGGTTTGGATGATACTATCAAAACTTTAAATGAGCTGATAAGAAACTTATATATGCTGGAAGTTCAACAAGTAAACAAGCTATCCTCTTAAAAAGAGAAGACTTTGTATACCAATGAAACCTCAACATATCTATTGAATCTAATATAGCGAGTGAAGATAGAAAAAGAAAAGAATGAGCTTCAGCAATACAGATTTACCCTCTTATAAGTGCTGACTTAAACCCAGCTAGTAAAGTTTTAATGCAAAGATTTCTTGCTGATAGGACTTGAATGCCAAGTGATGTTATGGAAGAAGTCATTACAGACACTCCTCAAATGACAACGCAAAAACTAGAAAATGATTTGCTTAAACAAGATATATTTGTTCCTATTACTCCAAATGACGACCACGAACAACACTTGATAGCTTTGTGAAATACAATAGACACTGCAGCGTGAAAGGCACATTTAATATCACATCTTATGGAATTTGTTAAGATACCACCACAAACACAAACACAACCTTGATTAAACGAGAACGCTATGAATAATAGTATGGCTTCTCAGGCAATGAGTCAAGCTTGAAGCACTTTACAAACTAATATATAAATATGGAAGAACTAGAATTAACAGCAGATCAAAAGAAAGAAATATATAAGAAAATTAATGAGTATGTAAACTCTGAGGATTATAAAAAGGTACTTGATTATGCAGAAAAGAAAGAACAAGAGTACCTTGAAAAAGTTCGCGAAGAGAGGGAAAGTAGGAGAAAGGTAGTAGCTGAATATAGCGACCTATCAAGAATGGAAGCATACGGAGAATATATGCTCGATATATCTAAACAGTTTGATAAAAGTGAATGAGGTGAAATACTAAGGAAAGAATTTTACTGACAATATGAAATAGTAGAGAATAACATAGAAGTAAAAGAAGTTAATAAAGAAACAGGTGACTTGCCTGATATGCCTCTTTATACAAAACTGGATATATTGAAAGTAAGTAGAAGATGTTATAAAATGATAGTTTCTAAAATAGCTGAAATACATAATCTTTATTTGCTAGATAAACCAAAAGGAACAGACCTTGACCCATACGAAGAAGATTAGATATCTGATATACAGGGCTTTCGAGCCTTGCAATTAGCTATTTAGGCTAAGCTCTATGAGCATAAATAACCATATTAAACTTATGGAAAATAACGAGGAAATCCTTGAAGAAGGAACACCTGAGTCAGGTCTTGATGACTCTGAAGATAATTCTGAAGAACAAGGCACAGGAGAGAACACAAATCCTGAACGAAAAAACAAGTCTAACTGGAAGAATCTAAGCAATACTCTAAAAGAAGAACGTAAAGCACGCCAAGAGGCTGAGTTACGAGCTAAAGAACTTGAAGAAGAAAATAATGCTTGGAGAAGTGAGAATCCTGATATTGTAAAAGAAACTCTTTCAAAAAAGGATGTAAAAGGTATAGATAAGTGAGAACTTGCTTTATTTATTGCTATAAATCCTGAAGCGAGAGAATACTTAGACGATATAAAGGAATTTGCTAATGAGTTTAACTTCAAACTAGATAGTGAAGAATCTCTTGCAAAGGCTTGGAAATTTGTTAAATGAAATACTCCTACCGAAAGTAAATCAAAGAAAGACTTTAACCTTTCAAATAAAACTCCTAAACTTCCGAAAGACCTTACGAAAGTAAAAATTGAGGATACTAAAGATATGACTCCTTGAGAGCGTTCTGAATGGAGAAAAGTCAATTGATTTTCTATAGACTAAAGTATTTACAAAGTGTTAAAACTATTTAATCTTAACACTAAACAAATATGGCTAATGATTTTCAATATGTTGTTCGTCAGCATTACTCTGAAGCAACAGAAGAGAGACTAAAAAAGACTCTAACTGCTATGGATTTGGCAGAAATGGTAGATATTCCAGACGGAACTACTAAAAATATCCCACACGTTAAAATGAGAGCTACTGGAAACTATACTAAGTATACAGACCAAACTATCACTGACGTAAAAACAGGTAACGATACGATCGTTATAGATACAACTCCAATGGTAAACTTTGCTATTGATATGTTGGATGAGGAAGATAATTACATCAACGTAAAACCTGAAGTAATTTCTGATGCTTCTTACCAAATCAAACAAAGAATTGACGGAGACTTCTTTAACAAGGTTACAGATGCTAAATGGAAATATGATGCAAATGGATTCGGTGTTAATGCAGGAACTCTTTCACCTATCACACTTGCAACTGGAGCTTCTCAAAATATTTCTGCTACTTTTGGAAAGGCTAAGGCTGGACTTACAAATTCAGGAGTAAACGGAGAAAAACTTGTACTTGCTATTGATGATAATGTTGCTGTTGATCTTGCAACTCTTGGACTTGAACAAGGATACAATATTGCAGATGAATCATATACAAGAGGTTATGTAGGTAGATTTTGAGGGCTTAGAACTTACCAAGTTTCTACTCTTACATCAACGACTGTTCTTGACCTTGCTACAAACCCAACAAATGGAGACTATATTTATATAAAAGGTGTTAAATTTACTTTTGTATCAAGTATCGGAACTACTGCTGGAAATGTACTTATCGGAGCTTCTGCTGATGCAACTGCTGTAAACCTTATAGCTCTTATCACAACTCCTTGAACTACTACTGCAAATGGTGTGGCTCTTGCTGATGATGATATTGCTATTCTTGAGGGAGTATCTGCTGTTGATGGAACAGACCTTGTAACATTTACATCTAAGAATGGAGCATTACTTGCATCAAGTTCTATGACTGCTGCTGCTAATGATTTCAGAGCTCAAGTACTTAATGCTACTATTATGGAAAGAGGAGCTATTAAAATGGCTTTTAGAGGAGTAAAAACAGATTCAAGAGATGAGACAAAGAAACTTGTTACAAACTACTTTATCTATGCTAGATATGGTCTCAAAGTAACAACAAGAGCTAAAGAAAAAATGTGTATTATACCACTTGTTTCTCAAGCAGCTGAATCTTAATACTTAACAATATAGACTATGCTTATAAAAGTATATAACCAAGAAAAAGAAGTATTTGAAACTATTGATTCTTCTAAACTAGATTCAAAAGTTCACGTACATAGGAATACACTGGAAGCTTTTACAAAAGAAGATATTAAATCTTTCGGAGGAAAAGGTGAGTAATCCATAACTTCCCTAGAAATAGGGAGGTTAAAATTTGCTAACTTTTAAAATTATGAATGTTGCACAAATAATTGCTAAAATGAGAAGAGTTGTAAAGGTAGATACATCACAATATGACGATGATGACGCTCTTATTGATTTGAATATTGTAAAAGATAGATTTTACAGTTCTATACTCTCAAACTCTAAAGAAAAACTAAACTGGGAAAGATGGAAAACATCTAGTGTTGCATTACAAAGTGAATATACAATACCTGAAGTTGCAAGTGATACAGCCTGAGCTAAACTGCTTAACAGTGTATCTATAAACTATAACGGAGAAACGTATACTGATACTTGAGAACTTATTTACCTACAAGCTAAAGAAATAGACCCTACAACACTTCCAAATGACTGGGATTATTATGTAGAAAATCAAAGTGATGAAAACCCTATTTATTATGTAGCTGATAACTCATACTTTATTGCTCCAGTTCCAAGAACAGCAATTACAAATGGAATAAAACTTACAGGAATACGTAAAATACCTGATTATACTTTATCTACTACAGAAGCAGAAATGAAGCTTCCTATAGATCATCATAACGTATTAGTAGAATGACTTTCTATTGAATGACATAGAGAAAAATGAAGCGAGCCTTGAATAGTAGATAATCAAGAAGCTCGATACGAAAGAGAATTACGAAAGGCTATTAAAATGCTAGAGACTAGAGTTGAATGACCTACTTACTTTTTATATCCTTCTGACCAAGAAGACGAAATAACTCTTTAATATGGCTGAAAAAATATTTGACATACTTTGATTTGACTGATGAGAGTGAGACGATAAATATCGTGTTCCTGATAGATGATTTTATAGTGGAGAAAATATTGAAATTCGTAAAGATTTATGATGAGTACAACTTTCTCAACTTCTTGAAGATACAGGGCGGAGTATAAGTTGAGATATAACTTGTATAACTTCTCTTGATACTATTTGAGTCTCAGGATGATGAGTTGTTGTTTGTACTGATACAGGAAGAGTATATTTAAACGGAACTCTTAAAAAGACTTTCTCTACTGGAACAACCCCACATAATCGTATATATGGAATAGGAGTTAATACAAAGTCAGACTGAACTCAATATATCTATTATGTAACAGGTACAAGCTTTTGAACAGGAAAAATACATCGTTCTACTACTGATTTGTCAACATTTACTGACAATCACAGAGAATATGAAGTTGCAAGTGGCTCTATTGACTATGTTTGAGTTATAAATAATGTTTGATTGCTTTACTTAGCGATGAGTAACAAGGTTTTTATACTCGATAGAGAAGAAATCCTTTTAGACTACCTTGTATTACCTGATAAAGAAAAAATACGTTTTATATCACAGTTTCAAACAGATTTTACCATACTTACAAACAATGTAAATACTTGAGTCCACTATATATGGGATTGAGCGAGTACAAATCCTAAGTATCGTCAAGAATGGGCGAATCAACCTATACTTTGAGGATGTAACGACGGAGCTTACAACTACATAACGACAGGTTTTAACGAGAATTATGCTGACCTTTACCTTTTAGCAGGTACGCAAAAGCAAGAAATAAGAGTAAATCTTGAAACTTCTGTATATTCTCGTGTTTTATGACATTTTCTAAGTATAAGAGAGGGTATTGTTTATATATCAGGTGGAAAATCAGGAGAAAGCTCTAATTATTGAGTGTATACATACGGAAACTACTACGCTGGAACAAAGAAATCACTTGTACAGTCTTTTAGTTTATGAAGCAATGCTTTTTATTGACATTGTCATAGTGAATCACAAAGCTTCTTTGCTTGTGTTGATGATAAGGTATATAAAGTATCTCATAACAATCCTCCAGCAGACTACGCAACAAGTGGGTACGTTGTGAGTGCTATGTATCAAGGTGATGTATGGAATGAAATGAATTTCAAAGAAATGAGACTTGGGTATCAATTAAACGGAGGAAGTATTGTCGTAAAAGTTCGTACTTCTTTCTGATGATCTTGGAAAACAATCAAAACAATCACTGATTGAAACGCTAAAAAAATAACAGCGAATGAACTTATAAAATCACTTGAATGAAGTCCTCTATGAAGTTTTTATGAATTTCAAGTGAGACTTGATTTAACTCCTTGAAGTTGAAGTCCTTTAGTAAAAAGATGTACTACTTTCTTACAAACTACTGATAAGATATGATAGATGATAAACTCAAAGACCCTATAATGACAGTTGACGACCCTAGTTTAGGGTATTTTTGAGACTCGTATGAATTATGAGAAGTAAAAGAACAAATTAAAATAGGAAACGAAGTAGAAAAACCAAAAAACGAAACAATCACAATAGATACAAGTGAGACAAGTATTGAAAAAGTAGAACAAACCTATACGTTAACTGTTCCAAACCCTGATTGAAAGATTTTTAGTTTAGGAATAGATTGAATGGAAAGAACTTTTAAAATAGGTTTTTTTAATAACACTGCTCTTGCATACTCTACTTTAGAAACAGAACTTCAAACGTGGCTTTGAGAGAATTACACAGTAGTTTATGTATCTTGAACAACTTTTAATATATCAAAATACGATGGTTCGGCTATCGTAAAAACATCTCCTAATCTTGTAAGAAATGTAACTATTACAGGTTTTAGTATATATACTCGTATTACAATAATAGTAGATTGAGTAAGTGTACTTCTTGATTGAGCTACTCACTCTTGAAACGTATCGACTGCACTTGACTATTTAAAAACACAACTTTCTGCTTCTATATATTATATGGGTGCTGATTGAATTAATTTTATAATAGCTCGTAAAGATTGAGTTTTACCTGTTATTTCTCAAACACAAAGTAATATATACCAAATATGATATTACTACTACGATACTCCTTCAAGCTGAATGTATTGGGACTATACAAATACAACTATTGCTGGAAATTCTTTTTATACTGCTTGAAGTAAATGAAGACCTTTCTATTGAGATAGAATACTGAGGAATATAGCAGGTTTTACGGTTACGAATGTAAATACTTGAAGTATGATAGATACAACATCTGAAAATACTTTTCGTTGAGTTAGAATACTTGTGAATACAACTTGAACTTTAAAATCTATTACTATTGTCTCATGAGTAACTGCAACGAGGGCAATTCTTCAAGATGATAGTGGAACACAACTTGCAACAGCTACAATAAGCTGATGAGTAGCTACTTTTAACTACCCTGTTACACAAGGGACATATTATAGAATATGAGTTGATAGTAGTGGGGCTTATTATACAACCAAATATCAAGGAAATTGGACTTGAACTACAATAAATGCAGAATATTGTAATTACGTATCTTGAATATGATTATTTAGTATATACAGCATAGATATAGAGGCGAAAATGGATTTAACAGGATATACAATCCTTTGAAAAGAATTTAATAAATCAACAGGATGAAATGACTCAACTTGGACTATTTGAAATGAAAGTGCATATTATGATAGGTATCATTATCTATATCTTATCAAAAATGATTATTGAACTATATCTATTAACTCTGTGAATACATACACGAACCCTTGAAGTTTTCCTAATGACTCATATTGATTTACACTTTTAAATATATGAACAGCAACAACAAGTACAGTCACTACTTATACAGAAATAACAATCACAAACGCTTTAAGCTCTAATGGATACTATATCCCTGTATGATTTAATTCAAGTAAAATAGAAATTACAGCAGAATCAACAGCGTGAAGAAGTACTTGAACTTGGGAATGATGAGCAAAAAGATGAGTACAATCTTGTAACTCAAGTGTATCTTGATTTGTAAGTGATAAAGTATTCCAAACAAGTGGGACAAACTATGGAAATGTAACGAAAATTACACGAGCCTGATTTTATATGAATTGGACGACAGATACTGCAAATAAATTATTGATTAAATGCAGTCAATAAATATAATAAAATAAATAACTATCTACTATGGTAAAAACTACTCTTAAATCACAAGAAATAACTACTCCACAACTACCAGTATGAGTGGATAATAAATGACCAAAAGTAACTCCAGAGCTTGAGAAAACAATGACTAAAACTACTTTGTGAAGTCAGCCAGTTATACAACAAACAGCTCAAGAGGTAAGTGCAACAAGTGAAAACAGAGCGAATCAACAACAACAAGAAGCGGATAAACTTATGGCTCTTTCAAGTAATATTGATAGAGCTTTATGATTGGATCAACCCAAACAAGTAGTAACAGATACATCTTGAACTTGAGAATTTAAACCGTTTGATCCAAATAATAAAACTGTTTGGCAATGATGAAATACTTTTTGAAAAAATGACACACAATCTAGTCAAGAATTAATCACACAAACTCCTGAGTTAACGACAACAGTCACAAAAGAAACACCAAAACCAACAGGAATCACAAAGGATACACAGTGGTCTGATGTACAGAATAAAGACTTAAACTCACTCGAACAACTTATAGAAGCTCGTTATGGAACAGTAGCTACACAAAAAGACGGAAAACTTTTTGCAAACGTATGAGGGAAAAACCTTGAATGGTCTTTACAAAATGGGCAACCAGTTAAAACAGAAGTACAACAAGAACCTATCACGTCTGGACTTCTTAATAAATATATATCGGCTTCATCTGATGAGATTTATAACGGACTTATAAACGGAGATATCCCACCAAGTATAGAAAATCAAATTGCTTGAAATCCTAACTATGCAATAGCAAAGGAAAAACAAAGAAAGAAACTAAGTGCTGACAACACGAATAGAATGGTCGGTACTATTTATAATGCTGTAGCAGGAAAAACAACAGAAACAGAAGATAAATACCAGTCAACAAGTGACAAAATAGTAGAAAATTTGAAAGCAAAATGAAAAACAGACGAAGAAATAAGTGATTATGCTTCTTTTTTGTGAGAAGATAAAGAATTGACACGCTATACAGAAGAGTTAAACGCTAAAAACAAACAGTATAAACAGATAATGGATGTCGCTCAAGACAACGCTAAAAACATAATGAAAACAAATCCTTGAATCACAGAGGCAAGTGCTTTACTTTTAGCTGCAAGACAAAATGAACCACTTGAACAACAACTTGAATCACTTTCTTACGAAATAGGTAACTTACAAGCAAATATTAACTATAGAGAAAAGATTAACGAAGTAGCGTATAAAGATAAACAACAAATAGCTCAAGAAAAAAGACAAATGGAAAATAGTCTTGAACTTTACAAACAACAACAAATTCTTCAATCAGGAGACCTTACAAGTACAGACCCTTATATCCAACAAAGAGGTATAGAGAACGCAGTAAATCAACTCTATACTCAATATCCTATCCCTTGAATGGAAAGTCCAGCTCTTAAGATACAAAAAGTAAAAGACTTGATTGCTCAATGAATGACTCCACAACAAGCTATACAACAAATAGAAAGTGAAATAAGAGGTAGTCAAAGATATAAGGATTATCTTGCAAGTGAAAAGGCAAAAATAACTCCAACTAAAGCTCCACAAATAGAAGAGATTTGATGAGTAAAATATCAATACAATGAAACAACAAACGCATACGAACCTTTAAATATAACAAGTATTACAAGAGACCAAGCAATACAAAATTATGGTAGTACTCCTGCTGTAAGAAACTTTAATCCTTGAAATATAATGGATACAGGTTTTGGATGAGAGAAAGTAGCTTGAGAAAGATTTACTAGATTTGAAAGTCCTGAAGCTGGATTTAATGCACTTGTTGCTAAGATACAAAATATACAAGCTGGAAATAGTAGAGTGTATAGTCCTGATATGACAATAACTGAATACATAAGTAAATATGCTCCTGCTTCTGATAACAATAATGTTTGAACTTACTCTGGAAGTATAGCAAAAGATTTATGAGTATCTGTAAATACTAAAATCTGACAATTAGACCCTATAAAACTTGCCTCAGCTCACGCTAAACACGAAGATTGAAATAGTTATAAAATGCTACTTGATTTAGGTATAATAAATAAAGATTGAACACTTGCTTGAGGGACTTGAACAACAAATATGTATGACAATCTTGATAAGACTCAACAATCAAGAATAGATAAATATGTGCTTGATTTTGAAAATCAACCAGAAGTAAAAGAATATAGTGTGATAAAATCACAGCTTGAATGAGCAAGAGAATACGCAAAAATAGATGGTTCAAATACAGATGACCAAGCTCTCATATATACGTTTGCTAAAGTAATGGATCCAAATTCTGTAGTAAGAGAAAGCGAATATGAAACTGTACAAGAATACTCACAGAATTTACTTTGAAGATATGCAGGTAAAATATGAAGAATTTACTCAACGGATTGATTTCTGACACAAGATGCTAAAGAAAAAATGCTCAAGACTCTTGAGACTAAATTAAAAGCCAGTGAGAGTGTTATGTCTAATATAAGAAAGGCTACATCAAAACAACTTAATCAAATAACAGGACAGCAAAATTGAGAAGAGTTTTTAAAAGATTTTGTTTGACAACCAACTACAACAGGAACAACGTCAAGTAAAACTGACGATTATCTTAAATCATTATGATACTAATATGATAGGAATTTGAAATCAACCAGCTCCGAAGTTTAATATATTTGACTTACTTAAAAAACCACAACCAGTAACAATTTGAGGAACTACTTTACCGTCTACATATACTCCAGTAAGTTCTAATTTACCAAAAACTCCAGTCTTTCAACCATCTCAACCTATTACTACTCCTAGTTTTCAACAACCAGTACAACAAATAAATAACAAGTATCTTTCAAAGCAAAAAGTAAAAGAAATTATAGATTGAAGACCTGAAGGAGTTACTCCTTTAGAATTATTTCAAAGTCTTGAGCAAAAAGGATACGTAATGGAAGGTTATAATGAGCCTAAACAAGAAATGTCTCTAGGGCAAAAAGTATGAGAGTTTGCTACTTGAGCTTTTAGGGCAGGAGAACAAATACCAAGAGTTGCTGGAAATATTATTTGAGCTGGACTTTGACAGTTTGAAAAGAGACTTTGAACAAATCCTCTTTCTAAACTTACAACACAAGCAGGAGAATACGTAAAGTGACTATGAGAAGAAATTACAAGTGCTTGAGAAACTGCTTGATGAACACAACCTCTTACACAAGAACAAAGAGACCTAAGACGTATGTGATGAGTAACAGCTCTTACTGCTCCTATACCTATTAAATGAACTAACCTATTTACTCCTAAAACACTTGCTGGAAGTATAGGAAAATGAGCTATGGCAGGTTTACAATGACAAGCTGTCTATGATATAGCACAAGAATGAACAACATCTCCTCAAAGTCTTGCTTTAGCAACTCTTGTATGATGAGTTGCTTGACCTGTTATTGAAAAGGCTATACCTTGATTATTTAATAAATTAGTAGAAACATATCAAAAAATTAAAACCCCTTGAAAATTTGCCTCTCAGATAGATGATGAAACATTAAAACTTATAAGACAAGCAGTAAGACCTTCTGTTTGATGAGTTGATACAGCTAAAAAGTTTGATATACAAGATAGTAAACTACTACAATGAGTAAAAGAATTAGTTAATCAGTGAAAAACTCCTAAGAGTTGAAAAGAATTAATGCAAGCTATACAAGAAATAAAACAAAACTTATGGAATAAAGTAAGTGAGGCGAATAAGTCAGTATTAAAAACAACAAACTGAGAAGATATAGCTCTAAAACTACGTCAATTTATTTGAGACCCTGATAATAAAACAACTTTTCTTTCACGCCCTGAATTAAAATCAAATCTTTTAAAATATGCTGACGATTTACAATCAAGTCAAGACTTTAAAAACATAACACAAGAGCAACTACAAGAAATACTTACTGATATAAATTCTCGAATTCCTGCGAGTTCTTTCTTAAAACAATTAGACTCAAATCCTGTTGAAACTGCTAAAAATACTATACTTGCTAAAATATACAGAGATATAGTAGATGATAACTTAGAAGAAGCTGTATGAATAGCGTGAGCAGAAGCAAGGCAAGCATATTGAGCCGTAAGACAACTTGAAAAAGACTTTTCAAAGAGGTATGGAGTTTATTTACGTCAAAATCCAAAAGGGCTTTCTGATATGTTTGGTATGGAATGATTCGCTGATATAGCAACAGGACTTCTTACTGCTAGTCCTTGACAAGTATTAAGAGGAACTATGATACAATGAGTTAAAAAGCTTATAAAGAATGCAAATAATCCTGATACTATAATTAGAGATATTTTTAAACTACAAAATAAAATTAAGTGGTAAAATCACCCATACTTAAAAAAGTGCCTTTAGCTCTTCCTTCTCCTAAGAAATAAAATATGCCAAGAACTCCTATAACTACATCTTACACACCAATAATAGAGCCTACTACTAGTTACTGAGCAAGGACTGATACTATTTTTTTAATGACACAAGTACTTGATTTTTTAATGACACAAGATAACAATTATTTAGTTTTACAAAGCTCGTATAGTGATTATACTCCTTATAATACTATACCTGTAATATTAACATCTTATACATAATATGGCTGATAGTAAAGTAAAAATAATGTCCCTATGAACAGGAACTCCAGTAGATACAGACTGGATACCTTTTGTAGACATTTCTGATACAACTCAAAGTGCTGAATGAAGTACAAAAAGAGCTTTAAAAAGTGAACTAAAAGGAGGTACTTGAGATACAGGAAATGGAATACAAAGCGTTACTCTTATATCTACAGTGTGACTTGTAAAAACATATAGAATACTATTCACAGATACTACTACTTTTGATTATACAGTTACAGATGGAGAGGATTGAATAAATGGTACTAATTGAACTAACTGAACAGATGGAAGAGGCATAGTAAGCATTATAAGAACTACGGGTGATTGATCCCCTTGAACTACAGATATATACACAATCACTTATACAG